GGACCCTGCGCCTGAACCCTATCACGGGAACTGCCCGCGTCCGTTGGTTCGGCACCCCCCTGACCGAATACCGCCACACTGGTGTGTCGCGTCGTGCCATCCTTAAAATGCTTTGGTTCTCAGGGGACACCTCCAAGGGACAGTGGGTAAACTGTCACTGTCTGGCACAGTGACCCCCTCCGACCCCTTACAATACACACAACACACACAAACGACCAATGCGTAAGATCGAAACCCTGATGAACGCCGCCATCACCGACAACGCCACGTGGGCGATGGCAAACACTCAGGTTACTCTGAACCCTGAGGGTGAGTCTGAGGTCTTCCTCCATGGCAACCTGATCGCCCGCATCGGTGAGAACTTCGTTCAACTCTTTGACGGTGGTTATCAGACCCCTACCACTAAGTCCCGCCTAAACGCCATCTGCACCGCTCACGCCGTGGAAGGTGAGGGCGTCTTTCAGAAAGCAGGCGAATGGTTTGTCCGTCAGTATGACACCGCCGCTAAGACCTGGCAGACGGTGCCTTTCGTTGATGGCATCATGCTGGTGTGACACCTGAGGCACTGGTCCGGGGGTATTGACCTGCCCCCCGAAATGCTTTATCTTACATACATCGGGAGGCAACGGACCTTCCACACTCCTAAAGACTCATGACTGCTCTGACCGCCGACCAACTCACCGCCATTGAGTTCTATCAGGAAAACCTCTCCTATGTTGAGGGGTTTGGTCTGGCAAACCTGGACCGTGAGGACCGCCTTATGTTCCGTAAGGGTAAGCGCCTCATTGAAGACGCCATCGCCCTTCAGGGTAAGACTGAGCGTATCCCCTTCACTGAAGAGGAAATCTTCCCCGTGCTTGAGGAGTATCTTTCCTCTTACTCCGACGATGGTCAAGTTAAGGTCTTTGACCGTCACCGTGCCGCCGTTGGTATGGCGTCTCACCGTAACGACCCCATCGCCTCCGCTATGGGTCTTCATGGTCAGATAGTCTTTATGGACAACGCCAACGACACCATCGTTAAGTCGTTTGACCGTATGGGTAAGGTTCTCAAGGGTATGTTGAAAGACTACAATACCGCCAACGGGGTTGACCGCTTCAACGTCTGAGGTCTCAGGGGGGACACCCCCCCTCCGCCTTATGTGTTCGTGCTTCGGCAGTGCCCCCGTTGTGGGGGCGTCGCCGTCGGGGCGCGTTATATAAAACCCATGGGTCCCTCTAAGCTATAAAGTGTTACGATCGACAGATCTATATAAAACAAAAAAGCAAACTCAAATACCTGCAATGCAAAAAAATCCCGGAGAAAATTTAACGACTGTAGAGGTTGACCCTGTAACTGGGGAGTATTATGTGACGTTACCTGAGTGGGTAATGAGTGAGTTTGGGTGGTATGAGGGCACGGAGGTCAATATGGAGGTTGACGGAGAGTCTATTATGATTACGGAAGTGAAGGGTTGATGCACAATCCGAAGGGTTGACTGCCTTCATAAATTATTGTATGATAGTTGAGTAACAACACATTCTTATGGCTAAAGGATTTACTGTAAAAGCAAAGGCACCTGCACCGAACTCGAAGGATTCAGAGACGGAGTGGGATTATGACAAAGCACGGGAGATGATCCGTGGGAAGTCCATTGTATTCTGTCTCCCAGGGCGTGGAGTTTCCTACACGTATCTGAAAAATTTCGTACAATTGTGTTTTGACATCGTACAGGCAGGGGGAAGTATTCAGATTAGTCAAGACTATTCTTCCATGGTAAACTTTGCAAGATGCAAGTGTCTTGGAGCGAATGTCTTGCGTGGACCTGATCAGATTCCCTGGAACGGTAAGTTGAAGTATGATTATCAATTGTGGATTGATAGTGATATTGTGTTTAATACGGAGAAGTTCTATCAGTTAATTCTGATGGATAAGGATATTGCAAGTGGTTGGTATTGTACGGAAGACGGGCAAACGACCTCAGTAGCACACTGGATGGAGGAGGATGACTTCCGAAACAATGGTGGTGTTATGAATCATGAGACACTGGAAACGATGTCACGACGTAAGAAGCCATTTACTGTTGACTATGCAGGATTTGGTTGGTTAATGATTAAGCATGGAGTCTTCGAGCACGAAGAGATTAAGTATCCATGGTTTGCACCAAAGATGCAAGTCTTTGAATCTGGAGAGGTTCAGGATATGTGTGGAGAAGATGTAAGTTTCTGTCTGGATGCAATCGCAGCAGGTTTTGAGATTTGGTGTGATCCACGTATCAGAGTCGGTCACGAGAAGACAAGAGTTATCTGATATAATGACAGAGGTATATACGATTCTCCACAAGAACAAAGTTTTACATAAGAACTTGACGGAGACTGAGTATTTTGATATGATGGAGGACCTGTCGATAGAGTTTTATCAGACAGGTTTTCCAAGACCACAAGATCTTGAGACTAAAATTACTAAGAGGTATTGATTATGGCTATACGTAAGGGTGGCGGTTATGTGGAGGGTGCTCCGAAGAAAACTCGTCAAGGAGCAGGTATGAATACGAAGTACGCGGCGACTTCTCGCAATAAAGCGCGAAAGAAGTATCGCGGTCAAGGTAAAGGATGATAGTCAAGGAGGGGGGTATATGCCCCCTTTTTTCATGAAAATAAATAATGATAAGGGATAGCAACCCCTCTAAAAGTTCTGTTTTTTATAAAACAGGAGCTAAAAAATGGGTAATTCACCTGTAGATAGGGATGAGGACTATATGAAGGAGATGTGGGGCACGAATCGTCTCATCTCAGACTATGGTTCTATGCAAAAAATCAACGTACATGAAGAGAAGAAGCAGTTTCTTCAAGAGATTATGGACTATGAGAAGACTCATGACTTGAAGAAGCAATCACAACTTCATGAGAAGATTAGAAATGACGATGATTATGATGATTGGGAGTATGGTACAGAGCCAAATTACGGAAACCCTTGGAAGTAAATATAAATAATGTCAAGAAAACTTCTTGACACATGGCAGTCACACGGATATCAAGAGCATTTAAGGACATTAGTTTGTCTTTTGATCCACATCCAGTGACGAAAGACCTGCCTGTACTGAAAAATGCGAATGCAATCAGTAGATCTGTACGTAATTTAGTAGAAACTATCCCAACTGAGCGTTATTTTAACTCTCTTTTGGGATCTGATGTACGTTCTAGTCTGTTTGATTTCGTTGATTTTGGTACTGCAGCAGAAATTGAAGAGCAAATTACAACAACAGTAGAAAATTTTGAACCAAGAGTTGAAAATTTACAGGTAGAGGTCAATCCACAACCTGATAATAACACTTTTGAGGTCACAATTTACTTTGATATCATCGGTCAAGAGATTCCAACACAAGAATTTACATTTTTACTAGAGGCAACCAGATAAACAATGCCTTTTACTAAGTTTACCAACCTCGATTTTGACCAAATAAAGGCGTCCATCAAGGATTATCTCCGTGCAAACTCAAATTTCACGGATTTTGACTTTGAGGGGTCTAACTTTTCTGTCTTAATCGACACTCTAGCGTATAATACGTACATAACAGCGTTCAACTCGAACATGGTTGTCAATGAATCCTTCCTGGATTCGGCAACTTTGAGAGAAAACGTCGTTTCTTTGGCAAGAAATATTGGTTATGTACCTCGTTCTAGAAGCGCCTCTAAGGCAACTGTAAGTTTTAGTGTAGAAACAGACGCAACAACGCCAACACTGACCTTAGAAGCGGGTTTAGTGTGTGTAGGAACAACGAATCAGTCGAATTATATCTTCTCATCGCCAGAAAATATCACAACTACTGTCAGTGACGGCACTGCAACATTTTCTGACATCAATATCTACCAAGGAACGTTCTTAAGAAATACTTTTACTGTTGATGGTTCACTCGATCAGCGCTTTATTCTCAATAATTCGTTCATTGACACCTCTACAATCGTTGTAAATGTAAGAGGAGTTGGTGAAAGTGGTCTTGGTAAGGAATATTCGTTAGTTGATAACATTCTCAACATCAATGCCAACTCTGAGATCTATCTTTTACAAGAAGTTCAGGATGAAAAGTACGAACTCTTGTTTGGTGACGGATATTTTGGCAAAAAATTAGAAAATGGTGCTGTAATTACCGTTTCATACATCGTTACTGACGGCACTGAAGGAAATGGAGCAGCAAGTTTCGCATTTTCTGGTCGATTCTTAGATAATCTCAATAATACAGTAGTACCAACCAACACAATTAACGTTACTACTGTTAATAGTGCCTCAAATGGTGGTGATATTGAGAGTGTTGACTCAATTAAGTACTTTGCACCAAGAATTTACTCTTCACAGTACCGTGCAGTCACTGCTCGTGACTATGAAGCGATCATTCAACTCGTTTATCCTAACACTGAGTCGGTATCTGTTGTCGGCGGAGAGGAATTAGATCCTCCACAATTTGGAAATGTTGTCATTAGCATCAAACCAAAGAATGGTGACTACATTTCTGACTTTGATAAGCAGACCATTCTGACAAAACTGAAGAATTATGCACTGTCTGGTATCAACCAACAGATCGTTGACCTGAAAGTTCTTTATGTTGAGATTGATACTGGAGTCTACTACAACTCTTCACAGGTATCGAACGTAAATAATCTGAAGACTAGAATTAGTGATACTCTGACTACATTTTCTTCGTCTAATATCAATAAGTTTGGTGGTAGATTTAAGTATAGTAAGGTATGTCAAACTATTGATAATGTTGATAACGCTATCACATCAAACATTACCAGAGTTATCATTAGAAGAAACCTGAAGGCACTTGTTAACCAGTCGGCTCAGTATGAACTGTGCTTTGGTAACCAGTTCTACTACAAACCAGAAGGATTCAATATCAAGAGTACTGGTTTTACCCTTGGTGGTAGAACAGGAACCTTCTACTTCACCGATGTTCCCAACGGAGACGGCACTGGAGTCCTCTCTATCGTTAGAGAGTCTACCTCAGAGGGCAAATACATTGTTGAGGTAAAATCTGCTGGTACAGTCGATTATACGAAGGGTGAGATATTAATCAATACAATCAATATCACATCGACAACCGCACCTAATAATATTGTTGAGATACAAGCGTATCCACAGTCGAATGATGTAATCGGTTTGAAGGACCTTTACCTAAGTTTCTCCGTTGCCGATAGCACGATAAATATGGTTAAGGATACTATTACGTCTGGTGAACAGATATCCGGCGTCGGATATAAGACTACTTCTAGCTACTTAAACGGAGAACTAAAGAGGGTATAAGATGATAAAAACTGGATTTGAGACGAGGGTAAAAGTTCAGCAAGTTATTGAGAACCAATTACCAGAGTTTTTACGTTCTGAAAGTCCTAAAGCGGTAGATTTTCTCAAGCAATATTATATTTCTCAGGAATATCAAGGTGGTCCTGTTGACATTGCAGAGAATCTGGACCAGTATTTAAGGTTAGATAATCTTTCGCCAGAAGTTATTTCTGGATCTACCACATTGAGTGGTGATATTACAGATTCGTCCGATACCATTAGTGTCAATTCCACTAAGGGATTCCCAGCACAGTATGGTTTGTTCCAGGTTGATAATGAAATTATCACCTACACTGGTATCACAACCAACTCATTCACTGGTTGTATCAGAGGTTTCAGTGGTATTACCACGTATCGCTCCGATTCAAATCCAGAAGAACTCGTCTTCTCCACATCCAGTAAAGTATCTCACACCTCTGGTTCCTCAGTCAAGAACCTGAGTGCAGAGTTCTTAAAGGAATTCTATAAGAAATTAAAGTATACATTTACTCCTGGTCTGGAGGATGTTGATTTTGTTTCTGATCTCGATGTCAGTAACTTCATCAAAGAAGCAAGAACTCTTTATCAGGCAAAGGGAACCAAGGAATCATTCAGAATTCTTTTTAATGTTCTCTATGGAGTAACCCCACAGGTTGTAGATCTTGAAGATTACCTTATAAAACCTTCAAGCGCACAGTTCTTAAGAAGAGAAATTGTTGTTGCTGAGAGAGTTTCTGGTGATCCAAACAAACTGATCGGTCAAACGATCAAAAAGTCAAGCGATACCACGACTCAGGGTTCTGTATCTGAAGTTGAGATCTTTACAAGAGCAGGCATATCCACATACTATAAGATTGGTCTGTTTGTTGGGTATGATGATAAGGACCTGATTGAGGGTACTTTCAACATTCAACCAAAGGCATATGCTGTCAATGCAGTTTCTGCAGGTTCTTCTGTAATTACTGTTGATTCTACTATTGGATTCCCTAGCAGTGGAACCATTGTATCTGGAACCGACAGCATTACCTATGGTAGCAAGACCGTAAACCAGTTCTTAGATTGTAGTGGTATTGATAATGATATTGCTATCAAGGATGAAGTAAGAACTGATGAAGTCTTCTTTGGATATGAAGATGGAGATATAACCAAAAAAGTTGAGATTCGTGTCACTGGCGTCTTGTCTGAGTTTAGTCAGATTGGAGACATCAAACTTTCAAGTGAAGGGCAGAAACTTTACGTCAAGAACGTTGGTGAAAAGATCTTAAATCCAGAGAGTAATAAGACAAGAAAGCAGATATTTGCAAACTCCTGGATCTATAATACAAGTTCCAGATTTGAAGTTGAGGATGTCAGTGGTTCTACTTTTGAACTCAAGGGTAATATTGACAGATCAACTCTGAAAGTAGGTGATACCGTTGATATTCTTGAAGGGTCTACAGAGACTGTAGCACACACTGGGGCAACTGTAGCAACTATTTCTGGTAGACAGATAACCCTAGACAACTTAACAGGGTTTACTGAAAATACTTCGGTAAATTATACCATCAGAAGAACTTTAGAGACTGTAACAAGTTCTGGAACGCCCATCATTTACGGCAACAATGTTCTAACATCTGATACTCAGAATGTTTACAGCAGTGGTGATGAGTATTTCTATGTTGCTTCAAACTCATTACCTTCTTACGACATAACAAAGAACGTTGTAAAAGCAACTCTTGCGTCTGCAACTGGAACTGCTCTGAAGGGATATGATATCAATACTGAGAAGTATTCTATTCTCTCATTCAGTTCAAGTGTTCCATTCTTGACTGGCGATGAAGTTTATTACACTGCTTCTGATGACACCCTTATCGGTGTTCCTGAAGGTACATATTATGTAAAGGTTCTGTCCCCAGATAACCAAATAAAACTATATCTTTCAAGATCTCTGATCGTTACTGACAGTCCTGTTGAGTTTACTTCAGCATCTGCAGATGGTTCGCATACTTTCGTTCTGGCAACTCAGAAAGATGAGAAGATCAGACCACAGAAAGTACTGAAGAAGTTCCCAACAGAGAAGAATATTAAGACTGGTAATAATACTCCAACGATTCCAGGATCTACTGGAATGCTTATCAATGGCGTAGAAGTAATAAATTACAAGTCTTTAGACAAAGTTTACTACGGTCCCGTCGATTACGTTACTCTTTATAATAAGGGTAAGGATTATGATGTTGTAAGTCCACCATCCGTAACCGTATCATCTCCAGGAACAGGAACAACTTCTTTGATTAGACCAGTTGTAACTGGTACTATTGAGGACGTTATCGTTGATCCGCAAAATTTTGATATTAAGAGAGTTATTTCTGCAACAGTAACTGGTGGTAATGGTAGTGGAACTGTTCTGCAGCCAGTTGTAGAAGAAAGATTTAGAGAAGTTGAGTTTGATGCTCGTCTCACTGGTGATGGTGGTGGCATTGATATGGTGAATGAAACCATCACATTCTTAGAAGATCACAATCTCAGGGAAGGTGATGCTATTGTCTATAACAGAAATGGCAATAGTCCTGTTGGTGTTGGATCTTTTGGTGGCAACAATAACTACCTTGGCGATGATTTAAGCAGTGGTTCTGTTTATTACGCTGAGATTGTAAACACCTCTACAATTAAGTTATATCCAACAGAGGCTGATTACAATAGTGGTATCAATACTATTGGATTTACTACATCAGTTACTCAAGGTATTCATAACTTTAGAACCTTTGAAGGTAAGAATACCCTCAGATCTATCAAGATCCTTGAGGCTGGTAGTGCTTATCAGAACAGAAGACTTATTGTAGAACCAGAAAATATTTCATCGATTGACAATATTATCACTTTTGAGGACCATGGATTCAATGATGGAGATATTGTAACCTATTCTACTGACGGAACTACGATTGGTGGTCTCTCTGCTTCCAACAGATACTACATTCTGAAGCAAGATGATGATAGATTCAAACTTGCCAATGCAGGTGTCGGTGGAACAATAACCACAAACTATGAAAGAAGGGAGTATGTAAACCTGACTTCCTCTGGTACTGGGTATCAGAATTTTGCATATCCCGATATTCAAATTAATTTGGATGTCGAATATGATGGAGTTACAGGAACTATAACAGCAACTCCTATTATCAGAGGAGAAATATCACATCTATATCTCTATGAGAAGGGAACTGGATATGGTTCGGACGTTATCAACTTCCATAAGAGACCAAAAATTACCATTCAAAATGGTAAGGATGCTGAGATACAACCTATTGTATCTGGTGGGAAGATTGTTGCAGTACAAGTAACCAATGGTGGTAGTGAGTATACTTCAGCACCACTTCTGACTGTTAATGGTGTTGGTGTTGGTGCTAGACTGAGAGCAGTTGTAAATGCTGACGGAGAAATAACCAGCGTAGTCATTATCAATGCTGGTGTTGGATACGATTCCAATACTACTGTAACTGCTACTCCGAACGGCAGAAATGCTTTTGCTGAGGCATCTGTAAGACATCTGACACTTAATAACGTAGACAGATTTGACAATGAGATTCTGGTAGAGAATCCAGATAATTCTCAGGGTATTGAGTATGGTATTGTTGGTTATTCTACTGATATTGGTTCAAACCTTCTCGACGATGGAACCGAACACTCACCAATTATTGGTTGGGCTTATGATGGAAATCCAATCTATGGACCATATGCATACACTGATCCATATGATTCCGACTCAACAATTAAGACTCTTGATTCTGGATATACGCTTTCCACTTCGAATGTTGTTGATAGACCATCAGGATTTTCAAATGGATTCTTTGTCGAAGACTATACGTACGACAACTCTGGCGACTTAGACCAATATAACGGAAGATATGGCAAGACTCCAGACTTCCCTAATGGCGTCTATGCATATTTTGCAACGTTAGACTCGTCATTGGACGCAGAGTTCCCATACTTTGTTGGAGATACCTACAGAAACATTCCACTGGTTCAAGATGTAAATCAAGATTTTGATTTCAATAACTCTAATCTGACGAGAAACACACTTCCATACAATGTAGCAGAACCATTCTCTGACAACGATTTCATTTCCGAACCCAATGAAATCCTTACTCAAACAGCAACTATTGAGTCAACCGCAAGAGGAAGAGTTACTCAACTGATTATCAATCAGGCAGGTTCTGGATATGCTGTTGGCGATGTAGTAAACTTTGATAATACTGGCACTGACGGTTGCTGTTTGAATGCTGATATTAAAACTGTTACAGGAAAAACCATCTCTGATGTAACATCTACTACAGTTTCTTTCCCAGCAACCAAACTTATCTGGGAAGATGATAACAAACTGTCACTGCATGTAAGTCCCATCAACACCTTGGTTGATGGCGATAGCGTATTCATTTCTGGTCTGACAACTGATATTCAGGGTATCAGTGGTCTCTCTAAGTCTCATAAGATTGGTATTAAGAGTGATACCACTTCTGTGATGAAGGAGATTTCAACAAACGCAACTGCTGGAGTTGTAACTGATATCTATGTCTCCAGAATACCTTCTATTGTATCTGTAGGATCTTCAATAGGCATTGGAACAGAGATATTCTCCGTTCTTAATGTATTCCCCCAAAATAAAGTTCTAAGGGTCTCCAGAGGCGTTACAGGCACCGCTCACACGGTATCTACTGAAGCTTCAGTATTCGATGGAAAACTTACACTGAACTTCAGTACACAATACTTTAATTCCAAACTTGACGATAAAGTATACTTCAATCCAACACAATCTGTTGGTATTGGAACAACGACTGGTATATCTGTATCCAAGAGTTACTCGATTGGCGATCTCACATCTACAATCTCCGTTCCAACTCAGAGCATTTATCTTCCAAATCATCCCTTCAAGACTTCACAAGAAGTTTCCTTTACAAGGGAGAGTGGTTCAAACACACTTTCAGTATCAGATACTGAAACGAGTTCGCCTTTCAACTTACATTCTGGTTCAGATACTCAAACTGTATATGTAATCAGTAAGTCTAAAGATTATATCGGTTTAGCAACTGAGGTTGGTCTCACTACAAGCACTGATGGATTGTACTTCAGATCCTTCACCGCAAATGGAGATTCTGATGATTACAAATATGCATTTGAGTCAAACTTTACACAAGTTACTGGTGAAGTTAAGAAAGTAAGTACAACAGTTTCTGTTGGTTCTTCTCACTTAATGAATAATGGAGATTCTATCACTCTGACTGTAGAACCTAACCAATCAGTTGGTGTTGGAACTTCAACTGGAATTGTCGTTAAGTATAATTCCACATTCGAAAAACTGTTGGTAAATCCAGTCGGATTTAATTCAACTGGAGTAAGCACAACTGCAAATACGATTACTCTCACATCACATAACTTTGAAACTGGCGATAAAGTATTCTACAATTCGACAGATACTCTTATCTCTGGTCTGACTACTGGAGCGTACTTTGTTTATAGAGTAGATAGTGACAATATTAAACTGTCAAATACTAAGTTCTCTGCAGAAAGTCTTCCCCCAACTGTTGTAAGTTTTGCTTCAACTGGTGGCGCAAGTCAAGAGTTGTCTAAGATCAATCCAAAGATCGAAGTTATCAGAAATAATAACCTAGTATTTGACGTATCTGATACTTCACTTAATGGATTCAACTTCAAGATATTCAAGGACAAAGACTTCTACAACGAGTTGGTTTCTACTGGATCTACCACTACATTTAGTGTAACTGGGTTTGGTACAGTTGGTGTTACCACTAATGCTACAGTTACATTGGATTATAGTGAAGGGTTGTCAACAAGACTTTATTATGCTTTAGAAAAGGGTGGATACATTAGCACGTCTGATACTGAAGTATCCAGTAATGCGGAGATTGCTTTTGTAGATAGTGCTTACAATGGTTCCTATAAAATCTCTGGCATAACTTCAAATACATTTAATATTTCACTTTCATCTATCCCAGAAGTATCAAATTATACTTCAAGCAATACCGAGACTCTGAAGTATTCATCTTCTTCTCCAACTGCTCGTGGTGGTGTAGATTCACTGAAAGTTATTTCTTCTGGTAATAACTACAAGAAACTTCCAAAGTTTGTAAATATCACCTCTGCTGCAGGTGTAAATGCTGATATCATTCCACAATCTACAGAAATCGGTAGAATCAATGAAGTCACTATCATCGATCAAGGTTTTGATTTCTCTGCAGATAAGACTCTGAACCCAGAGGTTTATATCTCACCTATCGTCAATGTTATCAACAAGAATACTATTTCTGGTATCAGTATTGTATCTGGAGGTTCAAATTATACAACAGCACCAGATCTCGTTATCGTAAATCCAGATAATGGAACTGCTTACGATACTGGTTTCTTAGAGGCAGAACTTCAAGGTTCATCTATTGCTAGTGTTTCAATCCAGGAAACTCCTAAGGGACTGTCGGAAACTGTCAACAAAGTATATGCTATCAACAACAGCAATGGTGTTGCAATAAGCACGATCAGATCGTCTTCTTCTGGAATTGTAACTTGTACTCTCGTAACACCTCTCACTGGGTTCAGCACGGATGTATTTAGTGTCGGTGAAGAAATCTTTGTTGAAGGAATTCAAAAGTACGGTACTGATGGCGAAGGATTCAACTCTGAAGACCATGAGTATAATTTCTTCACCGTAACTTCATATACTAATACAAACCCTGCTATTGTAGCATTTGATATTTCAGACTTCACCTCAAATGCAGGTATTGCAGTAACGAATCAGAATTCTTTTGCTTCTATCATTAGCAAGTCGAACTATCCTGTATTTACAGTAACTCAGACAAAGAATAACTTTATTGTTGGCGAAACTTTATACACCAAGAATGGTTCCACTTATACTGAAAGAGATTTGGTTATTACTGAAGATAGTGAAGACTTTATCAAGGTATATGGAACATACACACTTGAAGAAGGTGACGTTATCCTTGGAAAGGATTCTGGAACATTAGCAACCGTCAATACAACCACTGAAAATAGAGCTATATTCAGAGTAGACTATTCACTCAGAAAAGATATCGGATGGGCTGACGATGTTGGTAAACTCAATGAAGATTATCAGGTAACTCCAGATAACGACTACTATCAGAATCTCTCTTACACAATCAAGAGTCCAATTGAGTGGGAAGATCTTGTAACGCCTGTTAATAGACTCCTCCACACATCCGGTCTCAAGAACTTTGCAGATACTGGTATAACCAGCACAGCAAGTGTATCTGGAGCATCTACTGCATCAACTACTCCTCAGTCTGCAAGTAGTTTGGCATTGCTTGATATTATTGAGAGTAAGAGAGTTGACACTATCAACAACTTTGATAGAGTCATTGATCTTGAAGTTGAGTCTAATAAGTCTAAGTTCCTCAAGTTTGAGAATATCAAACTTTCAGACTACATCAAATGCCTGACAAACAGAGTACTGGAAATAGACCAGATAAATGATGAGTTCCTCAGTGGAAGAAGTGGCAGTGATCTGTTTGTTGACGTTGACGAATACAATGTTGCTGACGGATATAGTCGTTTCTTGGTTCAGATTTCAAATCCAAGTTCAGATGATCCAGATAGACAAACAATCGAACTTGTTACCTTACCTTCACCAGACGGAAATATTTTAACACTCGAAAAGGGCACTGTTGTCAGTGAAAATGAAGATCTTGGAGAGATTCGTGGATTCATTGGTCCAGATGATGGTCTGAGTCTGAGATTCACTCCAACCGATAGTTTCGATTCTGATTACGATATTAAAGTAATCAAGAATAACTTCTCTTCAACCCTTGCTGGTGTTGGAACACAGTCTATCGGATTTATCAATCTCACTGGTTCAAACGTATCCGTATCTTCTGGAACTACAGAATCTATTATTAGTGCAAATGTTTCTTCAACCGAAGCATTCTTTGCTAATGTAGAGGTTAGAAATACTGCAAACAATGAAAGAAATTATGTTGAAATTTATGTAGATCATGATGGAACTGACACCTACATTTCGGAATATTTCTTCGATAATGCTGATACATATCAGACTTCTGGAAACTTTATCGGATCATTTGCTGCCAATATTGATTCTGGCGTTCTTTCTATTGACTTCACTAACGACGAGTCTGATACTGTATTCATTCGCTCTAAGATCGTTGGCTTTGGAACCACTGCTTCGGGCATTGGAACTTACAGATTTGCAGCAACAGGTCAACCTGCAGATAGTGTAAGAAGTGCAAGAATTCAAAGTAACTTTGTAGTTGCTTCTGGAGTATCTACAGTATTCACAGTATCGTCTTCCGATGTTACTTCTATCAAGTCTATTGCAAAAGTAAGTTATGGAAGCACCAGTGCGCTGCACCAGATGCTGATAACTCACGATGGAACAGATTCATATCTGGTCCAGTATCCATTCCTTGCTGTAGAAAATACAACAGGAATCGGAACATTTGGTTCTGTCCTTTCAGGTTCAAACTTAGAACTTCAGTTCTTCCCTGAGTCTGGTATAACCGATGTTATTACAGTACAGACACAAAGTGAAATCATTCAAACTGAACTTGATTTTGTCAACACTCCTCTTGATCTGGTTTATGGACCTATGAGTGAGAGTGTTCTTATCTCTCAATATGATGCAATCAATGGAGATAGAATCAATAAGACTGCGTTTGATTTGGAATATTCAGGTACTCCAATCTTCCAGAAGACATTCAATCCATCAGATACTGATGTTCTTGAACTTGGAACTGGTACATTTACCATTGACGATCACTTCTTCAACACTGGAGAGAAACTGTTCTATGCTTCAGGAACTTCATTTGAAGGTCAAACTTCAAGTGATATGCAGGATTCTGGTGGAACTGGTATCGGAACCACAGTCTTTGCTATCAGAGTCAATAACAATCAGTTCAGAATCGCATCAAGTCTTGCAAATGCAAATGCTGGAACTGCAATCACTTTCAGCTCTGCAGGAGATGGTAACGCACACACTCTTGAGATGGAGAAGAAGATGGAGAAATCCATTATCTCTATCGACGGTATCGTTCAATCTCCTATAACCTATACTTCAGTAGCATACACTCTGCAAAATAATATCAGTGGAAGTGTTTCTGCTGGTGCAACATTCTTTGCAATGACTGGCATTGCCACCATCTTCCCAGGAGATCTTCTCAGGATTGAAGATGAATATCTTAAGGTTGAATCAGTTGGTCTTGGTACGACATCTGTTGGACCTATCACTGGAACTGGATCATTCAATGTCGTTAAGGCACAAAGAGGATTTGTTGGTTCATCCGCAACTTCTCACACAGATTCAACTGAAGCAAGAGTTTATATTGGATCTTTCAATATTGTTGGTTCTAAGATTCACTTTACCGAACCACCTACAGGAAGCGGATCATCCGAACCTGTAGATGCAGGAAACTTAGAGTTCCCAAGATCCACCTTTGGTGGTAGAGTCTATCTGAGACAGGATTATTCCACAAACCAAATATATGATAATATCTCCAGAGAATTTACTGGAATTGGTGCTACTTACACCTTGACTGTTGGTGGAGCAAATACAACTGGTATTGAAACTGGAAGTGGCGTCCTCTTCCTCAATAATATATTCCAGACTCCAACAACATCGAACAATAGTGGAAACAACTATAGTTTCTCTGAGAACTCTGGCATTTCTAGTGCAGTATTCACTGGTATAACTGACAATAGTGGAGACATTATTAATTCCGAATATGATGTAAATATCAATCAACTTCCAAGAGGTGGAGTTATTGTTTCTCTCGGATCAACACCTGGACTTGGTTATGCCCCTCTCGTAGGCGCATCAGTAACTGCAGTCGTCGGTGCTGGCGGTTCTATTGTTTCGGTTGGTCTCGGAACAACAGATATTGTTGGATCTGGTTATAACGGAATCGTTTCTATCGGCATTTCGGTATTCGAAGAAAATCACGTTGGCGACGTTGCTTCTATTACAGCAACAGTTGGTGCTGGCGGAACATTATCCTTCTCTGTTGGTGCTGGTGGTACTGGATACAGCAATCCTGCAATTCTGGTATCTGAACCTTCTTATGAAAATCTTGAAGTTGTTGGTGTATCCAGACTTGGAATTGGAGCAACAACAGATACTGGAACTGGTCTCTTATTGTCGGTTGAAGTTGGAGAAACTTCTACTACAGGTATTGGATCTACCTTATTTGAAGTTAAGACGTTCAACATAACCAGACCTGGATATGGATTTAAAGTTGGTGATGTATTCACTCCAGTTGGTTTGGTTACAGACAGAAATCTGTCTGGAGTAACTACACAATTCGAACTTACGGTTCTTGATACCTTTACTGATGGATTCTCTGCTTGGCAGTTTGGTGAACTTGATTATATTGATTCTATTGCAACCTTACAAGACGGAACTAGACAGAGATTCCCACTTTATTACAATAATCAACTATTGAGTTTTGAAATTGATGAAGATGATGCAGATTCAGCACAGATTGACCTCAATGCAGTATTGCTGATATTCGTCAACGGTGTTATCCAGAAACCTGGTGAAGCATATACATTTGAAGGTGGTACTTCATTCAGATTCACTGAACCACCAAGACCAGAAGATAATGTTAGCGTCTTCTTCTACAGAGGTACAAGAGGAACTGATAGTTTAACTCAAGATATAACTGAGACTGTTAAAGTTGGTGATACTCTCACGGTTCGCAAGAATCCTGCAAATGAGGATACTGTCGGACAAGATCCAAGAGTCGTACATAAAATTTCAGAATCAGATAGAGTAGAAACTAACATTTATACTGGTCTTGGTATTGATGAAGATAACTATAAACCAGTTGATTGGACTAAGCAAAAGTCTGATTTGATTATCAATAATGAAGTTATCTCCAAGGCAAGAGATTCTATCGAAGCACAAGTTTATCCAACTTCTAAGATTATTGGCGATTTCTCAACTACAGACACTCAACTCTTTGTCGATAACGCACAGTTCTTCAACTATGAAGAGAATGAAAGTTCTATTGTAATCGCTGATGTAGATGGAATTATCGTTCAGGGTACAGATCCAGTAGCAGCAGCAATAACTGCAGTTGTTTCTGCTGCAGGAACTATCAGTAGTTTGACTATTAATGATGGTGGTTCTGGATACACTGGTTCTTCCGTTAGCGTCTCTATTGCTGCACCAAAAGCAATTGGGGTTGGAGTTGGAACAACTGCTACTGCAACGGTATCGGTTACCAACGGTGCTCTCGATACTGCAACGATAACTAATCCTGGATTTGGATATACCCAAACAAATCCACCTCAAGTTCTTGCACCAACAACCAATACATCATACGAAAACATTACTGGAATTGATGATGTTGAAGGATTCTCTGGTATTATCACAGGAATTACAACCACAACGGGTACAGGCGGTCATCCACTTGCACTTCAGTTCTTCCTCCATTCACCAGACTTCAATGCCGACTTACTGGAAGGTTATCCAATCTTAATTAAGAATACTTCTATTGGTTCTGGCGTGACTTCCGTTGATAGTGGTAACTCTGCAGTTGTTGGAATTGGTACAACATTCCTCGATAACGTCTATATCATTCACACTCTCAACCACCCAGGTGCTGCAAATGCAGACATAATCGTCAACATTGATTCTGGCACCGATACAACTGGATTATCAACGGTTGGTGTTGGTACAACAAATCCAGTTGGAAGATTCTCCTGGGGTAGATTGTCAGGATTTACTAGAGATGATTCACCAATTTCTATTGGTGTCACTGGATTGACTGTCAATCTGGGTCTGACGACGTTCCCTTCAATTCAAAGAAGAGGATATGGTTTGAGAGATTCTGGAAGTCTCAGGAAGAAATTCTGATTGAACCTACTTATAAATATAGAAAAAAGCTATTAAGATGGCGGCAATTGTAACAGATCAATTTAGAATATTAAATGCGGGTAATTTTGTAGATTCCGTCACTAGTGATTCCAACTCGTATTATGTTTTTGTTGGTCTTTCAAATCCAAAGGCTAGCGGATATGAGAGGCAGACGGATTGGGATACAAATACACCAGCACCTACAGATAATATTGATTACACTAACTTTGTTAGTGACAACGCTCTTTATGGAAAGAGAGTTTCTTCCACTAATGTGAGAAGACTTGTTAGAAGAATAGACTGGACTCAAGGCACTAGATACGAAATGTATCGTCATGACTACAGTTCCTCAAACCTTTCTCCAATTACCAAGTCTTCTAGACTTTATAATTCAAACTATTATGTAATGAATAGTGAGTTTAAGGTTTATATTTGTATAGATAATGGTTCTTCAGGAATCAATACCAACGGTAATGCATCTCTCGACGAACCAACTTTCACAGATTTAGAACCCTCTGCTGCTGGCGTTAGTGGTGATGGTTATACTTGGAAGTATCTTTATACTGTTTCTCCAAGTGATATCATCAAGTTTGACTCTACCGAGTACATTTCACTTCCTAGTGATTGGGGAACTTCCACAAATACTCAGGTAAAGGCGGTAAGAGATAATGGAAATTCTGATGATAATGAGAATCAACTGAAGAAAATTTATATTGAAAACCGTGGTGTTGGATATTCTGAAGGTTCTCATGAAGTTGATATCCTTGGCGACGGTACTGGTGCAAAAGCAGTCATAGAAGTTAATAGTTCTGGCAATATAACCAACGCAATCATCTCTGCTGGTGGAAGTGGATATAGTTACGGAATAGTTGATCTTGGTTCTATCAACTCAAGTTCATCAACTAAAGCAGAGTTGATACCTATCATTCCACCTTCAAAAGGTCATGGATATGATATCTACAGAGAACTGGGATCTGACAAAGTTTTAGTCTATGCAAGATTTGATGATTCTACAAGAGACTTCCCAATAGATACCAACTTCGCACAGATTGGTATTATGAAGAATCCAACTTCTATTGGATCTACTGCAGTATTCACTGAGAATCAGTTCTCCTCACTGAACGCCATCAAGTTTACTGGAACTCCTTCTGGCACTTTGTCAGTTGGAGATGAGATCAGTCAAACAGTTACTGATGGAACTGCCAAGGGATTTGTTGCTTCATATGATGTTGAGACAAAGGTTGTCAAGTATTTCCAAGACAGATCTCTGTTCTTGAATCAAACTACATATGACAACGTAGACTATGTTGGTATTTCTACCAGATCAAAAGTTCTTGCTTTTGAATCAAGTTCTACAAATTCGGTAACAAGCAATAACAACTTCTCAGGTTCTGTAGATACCAACTTTACTGGTATTACTACAAATCCAACAGGTAACAAATTGATCGCTCTTGGTACGCAGTTCACAAACGGACTTGCTTCTCCTGAGATAAATAAAGGGTCGGGAGATATTATCTACATTGATAACCGTCCTGAAATATCAAGAAATTCTAGACAAAAAGAAGACGTTAAAATTATCCTGGAATTTTAAAAAATGCCACAAAAAACGAATCTCAATATAAGTCCCTATTATGACGATTTTGATAAGGACAATAATTTTTATAGGGTCTTATTCAAACCAGGATACCCAGTTCAAGCCAGAGAACTGACAACTTTACAATCGATTCTTCAAAACCAAGTAGAATCGTTTGGAAGTCACGTTTTCAAAGAGGGATCGATGGTTATCCCCGGGAACGTAAATTATGATCCAGAATATTACTCAGTAAGGTTGAGTGAGGATCATCTTGGTATTGATATTTCAGTTTATGCTAGCAACTTAGTTGGTAAGAGAGTTAGAGGTCAAACCTCTGGAGTTGTAGCAGTAGTTGATAAGTATTCTAATGTTTCTGAGGTTGATGGGATTACTGATCCCACAATCTTTGTTAAGTATCTGAACTCTGGAACAAGCACCACTGCAGAATACTTTGATGATGGCGAAGTTCTTATTACAGAAGAAAGTTTTACTTACGGAAATACCACAATCAACGCTGGTGATACCGTAGCAAATCTTGTAGGTACTAACTCTTGTGCTAGAGGAACTGCAGTTTCTATTGGTGCTGGAGTTTACTTTATCAGAGGCACTTTTGTAGACGTTGCTGAAGATAAGTTAGTATTAGACCCATACTCTGCAAGTCCATCTTACAGAGTAGGTTTGACTATTCTTGAAGAAACTATTTCTGCTAAGGATGATTCTTCACTCTACGATAACGCAAAGGGATATTCCAACTATTCTGCACCTGGTGCAGATAGACTTAAGATTACTACAGTCTTATCTAAGAAGTTTTTAACTGATTTCAGTGATAAAACATTTGTAGAATTAATTAAGATTGACAATGGAGAAATCAAGAAACTCCAAAACAAGAGTGAATATAGTATTATTAGAGACTATTTCGCACAAAGAACTTATGAAGAGTCTGGCGATTATAGTGTAGGCAGATTTGATGTTGAAGTAAAAGAATCACTCAACAATGGTCTGTCGAACGAGGGTGTATTTACATCTTCACAAAAGACTGACGAAGGAAATACTCCTTCAGAAGACTTGGCATCTATCAAAATTTCTCCAGGCAAAGCATATGTCAGAGGATATGATATTGATGCAACAGGAACGACTATCCTTGATGTAGAAAAACCAAGAGATAAGAACACTGTCTCACAATCATTAGTTCCATTTGAATTTGGAACACTCTTAAGGGTAAATAACGTCGAAGGAACTCCAATTCTTGGGGTCAATAATAACTCCAACACAGTAAAACTCCATAGCGAGAGAGTTAGTTCTAGAGCTGCTGGTAACGGTCATCTAATTGGTGAAGCAAGAATATATTCATTCAGCTTGACAGATGCATCATATACGGATGCAACAACAGACTGGGATCTGTATTTGTTTGACGTTCAAACTTATACAGAAGTAACTACAAATGGAGGATTGAGTTCAGCACAGTGTCCCGCATCTTCATTCGTTCGTGGCGTAAGTAGCGGTGCTTCTGGTTATGTTGTAACTGCTCCAGGTGGATCATCAGTTCTCACACTGGATCAAACATCTGGAACATTCATTGCTGGAGAGCAACTTCTAATCAACGAGACTACTGAAGTTTCAAGATCGGTTGTATCTGTACGCACATTCGGTATTAAGGATGTAAAATCTGTATATCAAAATAGTGATAACGGAACTGACTACCAGCACGACTTTACTGGTGATACCGTCCTTCAGAGATCACTTCCAAAGAACTTCAGCATTTCAGATAGAATTAGAATCACTTCTGGGGGTAACGTAACTTCTCCAGGCAAATCATTTAGTGGTATTAAGACTGATACCATTATTAGATATCAGATTGCTGGTTTATCAACAGAAACTTATAATAGAGTTTCTGCAGTTGCTGCCGATGGGTCTTCAATGACCGTTTCTGCAATTACTCATGTCGATGGTGTTAACAGCGGTAATCTGCCTGGTGCAGATGTAGAAGTTCCATTTACAATCGGTTCACCATTAGCAAGAGACAATGGTGGATTATATGCAAAGATTGATAATAGCAACATTGCATCTGTAGATCTTGCAGATTCTACTCTGCTTGTCAAGAAAGATATTCTCTTAGAATCGACAGATGCATCTGGTAATTTAACTATTCCTATTTCTTCGGTTGGAATCAGTAGCGCACTGTTTGAATCCTTTGATTCTGAGAGATATGGAATCTTCTATAGTGATGGTTCTATTGAGGATCTTACTTCAGATCAGTTTAGTTTAAGTGGTGGCGGATCTAGCGTTACATTCACAGGTTTGACTGCAAGCCAAACAAACAATGTTACCGTTACCGTAACTGTCAAGAAAAATAATATCAAGAACAAAAAGAAAGAGTATACTAGAAGTGAAAAGGTAGAAGTCACTAGAACGGTATCTGGTGTTTCTACTAGTACGACTGGTCTGACTGAAAGTAAGTTCTATGGAACTAGAGTTGAAGATAGAGAAATCTCTCTCAATCATCCAGACGTAGTAGAAGTCATTGCAGTTTATGAGTCATATAACTCAAGTGCTCCTACTTTAGATTCTCTTGAATTCCCATCTGGTCTTGGTTTAGATACGAATTCAATTCTTGGTGAGAGAATTGTTGGTGCAACCTCAGGTGCTATCGCTCAGTTAGTAACCAGATCTTCAGCAACAAAGGTTGAAATTGTATATCTCAACTCCAATAAGTTTGTTGTTGGTGAAAGTGTAACTTTTGAGGAATCAAATATCACTTCACTGTCTACCGCAGTCAATGAAGGTAACTATCAAGATATTACAAATAAATTCTCTCTTGATAAGGGACATAGAGAGCAGTATTGCGATTATTCAAAACTCGTAAGAAAGAGTGATGGATATGTCCCAACTAATAAGATTACTGCAATCTTTAATCGCTACACTATTCCAACAAACGACACTGGTGACGTATACACTGTAAACTCTTACGATCAGGAGAGATACGGTAAAGATATTCCAATCCTTGCTGATGGTATTAGAGCATCAGACACACTTGACTTTAGACCAAGAGTCGCTCCATTCACTTCAACAACTTCATCACCATTTGCATTCTCAAGCAGAACCTTTGGTGCTTCAACCAACCCAGCGTTGGTTCTTGCTCCTTCAGAAAGTTCATTGATAGGTTATGATTATTACTTACCTAGAATTGATAAGGTTGTATTAGATAAACTTGGTAAGTTCTCCGTTATCAAAGGCGTATCTGCACTTAATCCAAAGGTTCCTACCAATGTTGAGGAAGCAATGGATATTGCAACTATTGAATATCCAGCATATCTTTATGATACTAGCGACGTAGTTATCAAACTCGTCGATAACAGAAGATATACGATGAGGGATATTGGTAAGATTGATGATAGGGTTTCTACTCTTGAAGAGTTGACCTCTCTCAGTCTTCTTGAACTTGACACAAAATCTCTACAAGTTAGAGATGTTGATGGTCTTGATAGATTCAAGTCTGGTTTCTTTGTTGACGACTACAAGGACGTAGCAAGACTTGATGGAAGACTTTCTACCGTAAACGTAGATACTGAGAAGAAGGAATTACTCTCTCCTATCGATTTCTATTCTATCAAACCAGAAATCGCACTCAAGACTACAATTGATGCAACAACTGCAGACTTCTCAGCAAATCTTGACCTCTTAGATTCTAACGTACAGAAGACTGGAGATCTGATTACACTGAAGTACGATCAGAAAGGATGGATCGAACAACCTCTCGCTTCTAGAGTTGAGAACGTCAATCCATTTAACATGATTGAGTTCAATGGTACAATTCAACTGACACCAGCATCTGATAACTGGGTTAGAAACATTTATGTCAATGGTGGCGAAAGATCTATCACTGGCGATTTTGACGGTTCATTTGTTGAAACTGTCAGAATCTCTAGCGTACCTGACAGACACATCAGATCCAGAAACGTAACGTTTGCTGCTTCAGGTCTCAAGCCACTCACAAGATACTATCCATTCTTCGATGGTACAAGTGGAATTGATATTATTCCAAAACTGATTCAAATTTCAATGACCTCTGGCACATTTAGTGTTGGAGAGACCGTACAAGGATTTATTGGTAGCACAAGACTCTTTAGTGGAAGAGTTGTTAGACCAAATCATAAGTCTGGTCCATTCGATGATCCAGAAACCACAATTTCACTGAATCCATATAATAAGGCAGTAACCTTATCATCTTCATACTCAGCATCATCTACTGTACTGAATATTGATATTGAATCCCTCTCTGATGAAGTTGTTGGTAGATTCAACGGATACTTGACCGTTGGCATGGTTCTTCTCGGTCAGACCAGTGGAGCACAAGCATCGGTTTCTGAAATTAAACTGGTAACAGATACTTTTGGTGATCTTCTTGGATCATTCTTCTTCAGAAATCCACTTGCTACACCACTGCCTCCTCTAAGATTCACTACAGGGTCTAAGACATTCAAGTTGACTTCTAGTTCAACAAATGCTGAACCACTGCCAGGAAGTCTCCTGATTAGTAGTGGTGAAACAACCTATAGTACCAGCGGTAGAGTTGATACTTACAGACAGACACGAGTTATTGTAAGAAGACCACCCCCACCACCACCGCCAGCACCCCCAGCTAGACCTGCTAGAAGGGATCCTCTCGCTCAGTCATTTACTGTCGATGAAACTGGCGCATTCCTTACTTCCTTAGATCTTTTCTTTGGAAACAAAGATGAAAATGAAAAGGTAACAGTTGAGATTAGAACTGTTGAGTTGGGTACACCAACAAATCAGGTTGTAGCAGACTATGCTCGCGTAACATTAGAACCTTCACAAGTCAATACTTCAACTGATGGTTCTGTTGCTACTAGAGTTACATTCCCATCTCCAGTATATCTGCAACCAGATACTGAGTATGCAGTTGTAATCCTCTCACCATATTCCGATAATTATGAGACTTGGATTGCTAGAATGGGTGAGAAGACCGTTAACACATCAACTCTCCCAGATGCAGAAAGCGTTATTGTAACCAAGCAATACGTTGGTGGAAGTCTCTTCAAGTCTCAAAACGGGACTATTTGGACTGCAAACCAGTTTGAAGATCTCAAGTTCAAACTTTATAAGGCAGAGTTTGCAACGACTTCTGGAACCGCATACTTCTATAACCCAACTCTTGGTGTTGATGAGGCATCTTCAGATCTTCCAGAGAATCCTATCAGAACACTTCCAAGAAAGTTGAGAGTTGGTATTACTACCACAACTGCTCTGAACTCTGAACTGGTTGTTGGTAGAAAGGTCAGTGATACAACTACTGCAGGTGGACCACACGGTTACATCGAACAGGTTGGTGGAAGAATAGGTAACCTGGTTAATTCACTGGTCGGTGCAGGTTACAGTGACGGAACCTTCAGTTCTGTACCTTTCTACTCCATCACTGGTTCTGGAACTGGTGCTGTTGGTGTTGTCACATTCAGTGGCGGTGCTCTCACAGGAAATCCTCACATTACAACTTTTGGTAATGGATATGTAGTTGGCGATGTTCTTGGTATTACCACAAGTAACGTTGTCAAGGGATCTGGAGCACAAATCTCAGTTAACTTACTGAATGGATTTGATACTCTGTATCTGACTAACGTTCAGGGTGAAGAACTCACTGCAAATCAGGATCTGGTCGTTTATGATGGATCGACTGCAGTTTCTTATGCCAATACTGATATCCTTTCTTCAGCGACAGTAAGTGATCTTTACGATGGTAGAGTTATTGAGGTTACTCAATTCAACCATGGTATGCACGCAGACAATAATGTCTTGACGCTTGCTAACATTGAACCAAATACAATTCCAACAACACTTGATGCTGCTCTTAGTATCAATGATACTACAATTTCTGTTGCAAATACATCAATCTTTGCAACCTTCGAAGGTATCTCAACTTCAACTGGATATCTGAAGATTAATAATGAAATTATCTTCTACAACAGCATTACTGCTGGTTCTGGAGGAGCAGGAACTCTTGGTATTGGTACAAGAGGTGTTGATAGTAGCATTACTAGAACACACTCTATTGACGACAGAGTTTATCCTTATGAGTTGAATGGTGTATCACTTACCAGAATCAACAGAAATCATAGTTTGACAAACAACACAACTCTGAAGGCAGCAGGAGATCTTGATAAGTACTATCTACAAATTGATCGTAGTCCCAGAGGATCTGGCGATACTCAACTCAGTTTCACTGATGAGAATTCAGTTGGTGGAAAGAATGCTTCCGCTTCCAGAAACATTCAGTTCAATACTGTCATTCCACAGTTTAACGTTATAACTCCTGGAGAAACAACTAATATCTCCGCACAGGTTAGAACGGTTTCTGGAACCAGTGTTGGTGGATCTGAGACATCATTCTTGGATCAAGGTTTTGAGTCTGTTGAGATTAATAATCAAAACGAACTCCCAACACCAAGACTTGTTGCATCCGAAAGAAATGAGTCTACAAGACTTACAGATCTTCCAAAGAATAAGTCATTCACCGTTGGTCTGACACTGAATTCATTAGATTCAAACCTTTCACCTGTTATTGATACACAAAACTCTGCTATCGTTTATGGTAGAAATAGACTCAACAAACCAGTTGAGGATTACACATTTGATGGTGATGTCAAGTTGGTTGAAGGAGATTCGCACTCTGCAGTCTACGTCACTAATAAAGTAATGTTGAGACAACCAGCAACTTCTCTGAAGGTTCTGATTGGTGCGTATAGACACTCCTCTGCAGACTTTAGAGTTCTCTATCAACTCTTTAGAGCAGACTCTAGTGATGTGGAGCAGTCATTCGAACTGTTCCCAGGTTACGATAATTTAAGAGATACTGACGGTGACGGTTTTGGAGATACAATAATCGATGAAACCAAGAATAGCGGTAGAGCAGACGCATTCGTTTCTTCCAACAGAGACGGCGAGTTCTCCGAGTATCAGTTCAGTATTGATGAATTGGAACAGTTCACTGGATTCAGAATCAAGGTTGTTATGAGCGGAACCAATGAAGCAAAAGCACCTAGATTCAAGGACTTCAGAGCAATTGCCCTTGCTTGATAATTATGAGAGTTGAAGGACATAAGCACCTGTTTCGTGAAGAATCAGGTGCCATTGTAAATAATGATACTCAACAATATAATGAGTACATTAGAATGAAGTCGGAAAGAAGGAGACAAAGAGAAGAAATAGATGGTCTAAAACAAGATATCAGTGAAATTAAGTCCCTACTTATGGAGATTATCAATGGACCCAAACAGCATCAAACTAGAAACAATGACTAGAATGTTTGAGTATGAAAAACATTCTAGGCTTATTGATGAATTAAATCTTGATGAGTTAAGAGAATGTGCCAAATCTTACTGCAAACTTTATTTGAAGCAGCAAGAAGTTGTCAGTAGTTTTGGTCTTCTCGATTCTGGTTTGACATAAATACTTCTAAAGACCAACTTTACCATGGCAGTTTACGTCAGTAATATTGTTATCAATACCAGCACGACATTCGCTCAGTCATATACCCTGGAAAATATCAATACA